TGACTGGTGTCAGTCGGGGAATGCGGACTTGGCGTGACAACTCCAATCAGCGTTGGATCGCTGCTGGTACGCCATCTAAGCTCTACGCCATGAATGAGGCGGGAACTCTCAAAGACATTACGCCTACAACCTTCACGACTGGTGCAACAGACGCAAGTCTAAAGACGGGTTATGGATACGGAAATTACGGTTCTTATTCTTACGGTGTGGCGCGTCCAGACTTAGGCGACATCATTCCAGCAACCACTTGGACGATGGATTCATGGGGCGAATACTTGGTTGCGTGCTCTAGCAAGGACGGTCAACTCTTGGAGTGGCAACTAGGCTTTACCACGCCAACAAAGGCTGTGGCGATTACTAATGCACCAACGAGCTGTGCAGCCGTGATGACGACAGCAGAAAGATTTGTCTTTGCTCTTGGCGCGTCAGGCAATCCACGCAAAGTCTCTTGGTGTGATCAGGAAAACAACACAACTTGGACACCATCTGCAACCAATCAGGCTGGTGACTTTGAACTCAACTCTGTCGGCTCTTTAAAGTGCGGTAAGCGCGTCAGGGGTATCAATCTATTATTTACCGATGTCGATGTACACGCTGCGACATACATCGGTCTGCCTTATGTCTACTCCTTTGAGAAGGCTGGATCAGGCTGTGGCGTAATCTCAGCGCAAGCCGTAGCAGCCATTGACACCGCAGCCATCTGGATGTCTAAGTCAGGCTTCTGGGTATATGACGGCTATGTCAAGCCTTTGATGTCAGATGTTGGCGACTACATCTTCCAGAACATCAACTACAACCAAGCCAGCAAGGTCTACGCAGTACACAACAGTAAGTATGGCGAGATCATCTGGTTTTACCCTTCTAGCGCCAGCAATGAGAACGACTCCTATGTCGTCTACAACTATCGCGAAGTTCATTGGGCTATTGGCTCTTTGTCTCGCACCGCAGGAACTGACAGAGGTGTATTCGTCAATCCTTTGATGATTTCGTCAGATGGATACATCTATGAGCACGAAGTAGGCTTCTCTTATGACGGCTCTACGCCATTCGCTGAGTCTGGTCCTTATGAACTTACTGGAGCTGGTGAGAACATCATGTCTGTGCGTCGCGTCATACCTGACGAGCAGACCTTGGGTGAAGTCGTTGTGTCCTTCAAGACTCGGATGTATCCGACTTCGACTGAGACGACTTATGGACCGTATACAGCGTCACAACCGACAGATGTGAGATTCGCGGCAAGGCAAGTCAAAGTACGCTACACGGGGAATGTCTTAGAGGACTGGCGTGTAGGCGTGAACAGATTTGATGTTGTCGCAATGGGTAAGCGGTGACTTAGAATTGAGTCAAGAATTAAGGGCAGGGAAAGTACCTGTATGTATCCGAGAGGATTACATCTTTTACTTAGAGTTCTTTGAGGGTCTTTTATGGTTTCATACCGATGTCAAGAAATGGTCGGCAGAAATTAAAAATGAATTCAAAAAAGACATGGCTGTTGTTGAGGATTTAATTGGGAAGCCTATCTACGCGCTGATACGCGAAGATGACATCAAACTTGCAAGATTTGCCAAGATAGTTGGCTGGTCTGAGAAATGTCAAATATCACTATTAGACGGATCGAAGGCTTTTATCTACACCAACAAGGTGTGACAAGGGAGATGATATGGGTGGATTTGTAGGCGGTTTAATCAATGATATTGGTGACATCGGTCAAGGCGCTATCAATACCGTGAGTGATCTTGGCGTAAGCATTGATCAAGGTGTACGCGATACGCTTGGTCCTAATGGTTGGACTCTGGCTGCTTTGATGGCTGCTGGTTACTACTACGCACCAGAGATCGGGGCATATGTCAACGCAACTGGAAGCACAGTTCCAGCATCGGCTGTCATTGATTCTGGCGTAGTAGCTTCTCCAGTCACTAGCGGAACAGTCACAGCAACTCAACTTCCAGCACTTGGCAATACGGTAGCAAATACGGCATTAGGATCGGCTACTGGAACAGCTCTGGCTAACGCTGTTGCACCTGTTGCTGAGACTTTACCTCCATTGTCTCCAGTAACACAAGCATTGAACTCAACAACTGCATTGAGCACAGTTGCACCAGTAACTGCTGAAGGTGCTGCTGCTGGCGGTCTAGGCTCTACGCAAACAGGTTTATTGCAAGGCGCATATAACTGGGCTACTGCTAGTCCATCAAATATGCTGACGGCAGCAAGTCTTGGATTGACGGCAGCCAAGGCTTTAGGCTCTAACACGCCAACATCAAGCACAGCAACCACTAGCGTTGATCCAGAGATCAAGGCAGCATATCTACGCAATTTGGAAGAAGCTAGAGCAACTGCTGCTGGTTTAGCGCCAAAGCAGTTTGCTCCTTATGCTGAGTACAACCTTGGAATGGTTCAGCAGTACATGAATCCATACGAGCAACAAGTCATCCAAGGAACTCTTGGAGACATCGAGCGTGCTCGTCAGGGTCAAATATCAGCAGAAGGTGCAGCAGCCACAGCAGCTAAAGCCTTTGGTGGTTCACGCCAAGGCGTAACCAGATCATTGGTTGACGAGGCAGCACTACGCAACGCAACAAATGCTGTCGCTCAACTGCGTAATACTGGCTTTGCACAGGCTCAGAATTTGGGTCTATCACAGCAACAACTCAAACAGCAGTACGAGCAACAAAAGCTCGATGCAGCTCGCAACTTAGGTTTAGAGCGTTTGAATGTTGCTCAAGGCGCATTGAGTTTGCAACCAGCAAATATCGGTAGTTCGCAGACAACTCCTCTGTACCAAAACACCACAGCTTCTGCTCTTGGCGGTGCTTTGGGTGGCGCTCAATTAGGTAAGTTAATCGGTGGAACGGCTAACCCTGAGTATGCTGGCTATGGCGCTGGCATTGGTGGTTTGCTAGGTCTCATGTAAGGGGTAAATAATGGCAACAATGCAAGACTTTAGTGGTTTACTCTTTGGCGGTGGTGGTACTGGTCTAGAAGGATATATCACGCCAGAGCAACAGCAAGCAATTCAGCAACAGTCAATGTTGCAAGCTGCTTCTGCTTTGCTTTCTGCTGGTGGTCCAAGTCGCACTCCGATCTCTATCGGTCAAGCGCTTGGCGGTGCTCTGCAAGCTGGACAACAAGGCTATCAGCAAGCACAGCAAGGTGCTATACAGAATCTGTTGACTAAGCAAAAGTTAATGGAAGCAAAGCGCTTAGAGGACTTCCGAAAAGCGTTGCAAGAACAACAACTTCAACCACAGCAACCATCTGGAGAAGTAACAACCATTACGCCAGAGCAAGCAATATCTGCTGGTGGTATGCCTGCTGGTCCTACCGTTGCGCGTGCAAACTTAATTGGTCAACAAGTCAGAATGCCAGCGCCACAAATGTCTGAGCAAGATATGTTGTATCAAGACGCAATGAATAAATACAAAATTGCTGAAAGATATGGAATGTCTGAAGAGGCATCTAAATATCTTGAAAAGGCTCAAAAAATCAAGCCAATGGAGAAGGTATCAGGCGCACCATTTGAGGTGACAGATGCAACGACTGGAAAGCCAATCATGGTTCAACAGTTTGATACTGGTCGTCTTCAGACACTTAGTGGCTACGGTCCGAAGCGGGATGTTGTATTACAAAGCCTTGGCGGTAAAACCGTTGCGATTGATAAGTCAAAACTTGCTGGTGGCGAAACATATGCACAAACTCTCGCACCTCAAGTCGTTGGTGGCGCAGAGGGTGGCTACTATGTTGTTGGCGGTGGTGGTGGTGTAGGCGGTGCTCCAAGCGCTGCTGGTGGTGCTCCAAGAGGTGGCGCTCCTGCTGGTCAAGTAGTGCCTGCTGCTGCACCTTCTGGCGCACCTCCTGTTGCTGGCGCTCCAGTACCAATCATTGCTGGAACTGGCGCAAAGCCCCAAGAAGCATTTATGAAGGCATCACGCCAACTAAATGATCTTCGTGGTGCTATTGAAGATTACAAGACAGAATTGTCTTCTGGCGTATGGGTTCTACCTAAAAACATTCCTATCCCATTTACTGATTCTGGTATGCCATTGCCTGCTGGTGAGGACACCGCAAGGGTTGCTGGTAAGTACAACTCATTGTTAATGGGTGTTAAGAATCTGTACGAACTTGGCGCTTTGACTGGTCCTGACATGTCAATCATTGAGCGTCAGTTAACTAACCCATCTTCATGGACTGGTTTACTGACAAGCAAAAACGCAATGAATGCTCAAGTTAAGGTGCTGGAAGATATGCTGGATCGCGCAGACAAGAATCTGTCTTCGTCTTACAAACAACCAATGCCAGCAGCAGCTACAACGCAAAAGGTTTGGAAATACAACCCGTCTACTGGTCAACTTGAGCAAAAGTAAGGTTTTATCATGGTTCAAAAAGTAACAGTACCAGACATAGGAGTCGTTGAGTTTCCAGACTCAATGAGTCCTCAAGAGATCGTCAAGGCTTTGCAATCAATGCAAGGCGTGCCAGTACCAAGACAACCTAAGACAGTCACCGAGAAGGTCTTAGCTTCTCCTGTTGGCGGTGTTATTCGTGGCTTGCGTGATATTCCAGACGCTGGCGCTCAACTGTTGACACGAGGATTAGAAGCCGTTGCACCTGCTGGCTCTAGCATGGAAAAGTTCATGCAAGAGGAACGCAAACGAGTTGAAGACATCAACCGCGAAGCTGAACGCGCCTACCAACAAGATTGGCGTATGGGGCAAATGAAGCCCAACGAGTTTGATGTTGGTCGCGCTGTTGGTGGTGCTCTGGCTACCGCAATTCCCGCAACAACGGCTGTTAAAGCGCTTGGATTAACAACTGCACCTGTGCGTGCTGGCGCTGTCTCTGGCGTTGTTGGCGGTGGCTTACAGCCCGTCCTTGAACCACAAGATTCATTTGCTGCACAAAAGGCTACTCAGGTTGGTTTAGGTGGTGCTTTTGGTGCTGGTGGTGGATACCTTGGCGATAAGATTACAAACTTGTTATTTGGTCGCGGTACAGCTCCTGCTGTTGGCGGTGCTGGAGCTGGAGCACCTAGTTCTGCTCAAGCAACTGTAAGCGCTACACCGACTGCTCAAGTTACTGGTGGTGGCATCAATTTAGGCGCTGTTGCACCTGAGTCTGGCGCTGCTCTTACTGCTGCTCAAAAGGCAATCTTAGAGCGTGGCAAGGCGATGGGGTTCAAGACTACGCCAGCACAAGAGACTGGCTCACGATCACTTCTCCAGATGGAAGCGCGTATGGAGTCAAGCCCATTCACTTCTGCACCGTTTAACACCATTAAGACTGAAAACCAGAAGGTCTTAAACCGCGCCACAGCTCAAGCCATTGGCGTGAACTCTGACGAGTTAAGTAACCCTGTATTGGCTCAAGCACAGCGTCAGATCAGCGATGTCTACAAAAAGGTGGCAACACCAGATGTACGCAAAGTTGATGGCATGACATTTATGAACAATATTGATCTTATCGACAACGCTTTTGAAGGTCTTACTACTCAACCATTGAAGACAAATATTCTTGTCAAGCAGTTACAAGACTTGGCTTTAAAGGGTGAGGCTAGTGGCGTACAACTGCAAAACCTGTCTTCCAAGATCGGCAAGCGTGCTAAGAATGAGATGACTACCGCAATGGGTGATCGTGAGCTTGGCTCTGCTTTATTCCAACTCAAAGAGATGGTGGACGACGCTTTATCTGCTGGACTCAGTAAGGCAGAGCAAGAGGCATTTGCTACTGCTCGCAACAACTACCGCAATCTAATGACGATTCGCACAGCGTCTGGCGTTGTCAATCCATCGTCTGGCAATGTATCTGGTTTGAACTTAGCGTCTGCCCTGACACGCAAAGACCCACAAGGCTTTGTGTTTGGCTCTAACCAGACACCAATGTACGAGGCTGCAAGGTTTGCACAGGCATTTAGACCAATCGTCGGTGACTCTGGAACTGCAACTCGCTCGATGGAATACTCGCCATTGAATATGTTGCTGTCGATGCCAACAAACTTGGCTGCACGCGCCTACACATCAGCCCCAGCAACTTCTGCATTGGCTAGAACTGCTGGCGGTACTGGCTTGATGCCAAACGCATTGGAGCAAACTCAGGTGGAAGCATTACGCAAGGCTTTGCCAATTACTGGCGGTCTTGGACTCGGTGGACTTTTAGGACCGTAAAGGTCATAATCACACATCCCCATAAAAAGCAGCAATCAACGGGTCACGCTTAATCTTGCGTCTTAATTGATTCTGCTTGGTTAGTCTTCTTTCCTTTGCGTCTGCATCTTCTTTGGCTCGGTGCTTACGCAACCGCGAGCTGCTGCTTACAGGCTCTGGCTTATCTGCATCGATTCCAATCCCGTAGCGATACACGGCAGACCATTGCGTCACGCTGGTCTTACGCCACGACTGGATATGCACCTTGTTGTCCTTGCGTAGCTTGGCGATCATGTCACGGCTGGACCTTACGGTGCAAAAGAGTAGCGCAGCCAGCTCAACAGCCGTGTATCCCTTGTTGGTGATCAGGGCTATGAGTCGTGGCAGTCTGACGGCTTTCATTGAATTCGCCTTTGTATTTCACGATCTAAATACCAACGCGCTTTTTGTAGGTCTTCTATTGCGTCGTGCTTGTGATCTGCAAGCATCACATACTTGATCACATTGCCAAGACAAAAGTTCATGTGTTCTGTGATGCGTATTACTTCAATACCAGATGGATGGCTCTTGTAATGCTTTGGGTTATTTACATTGTCAGTCATATGATTGTTGTCATGTGAATTTTTGCAATTAACTCTACATAATGGCGTAAACGCAAGTCATATTCACTAAGCAATTTTCTTAACTCATTGTTTTCTGACTTCAAATGCTCAACCTCTGTTTGAGATATTAAGACCTTAATTTCTAAGTCGTCTTCATAATCCAACTCCGAAAAGGCTTTGTCTAATTTTTCTCTGTCCATGTTTCACCTCTTGTTTAAGAAGATGAAATTATCATAACCTATTGATTTGTTTGTCAATTAGGTCACAAATATTTAATGTTGCAAATGTCTAATGCATCAACATGAAGATACATCGTGTAGATAAAAGACAAGATTCTGTACAGATGAGACTGTCTGTACTTCAAAAGAAGTGCCTACCATTTGACAAGCCATATGACACAACTGATGGATATTGGTGGATTGCTTCTCAGGATGGCGTGGATATTGGTTTCGCGGGTCTTGTTCATAGTTCTCGCTGGTCTGATTGCTGTAATCTTATACGCGCTGGCGTTTTACCTGATCATCGTGGACAAGGGATACAGAAAAAGTTTATTCGGGTGCGCATCCGACAAGCAAAAGCTCTCAAAATGAATTGGATTGTCACCAGCACTTACGACAACCCAGCCTCTGCAAACTCTCTTATTGCGTGTGGTTTCAAAATGTTTAATCCGAGCGTGCCTTGGATGGCAAAACACACTTCGTATTGGCGACTTAAATTGGACTAATCATGCCTCAAAACCCTATCTTGACAGATGCTGAGTTCATAGAATTATGGAAAGTACATGGTTCTGCAACTGCTATACAAAAACTCGCAGGTGGCAGCATACGAACCATTCAAAGGCGT